ACCGAATAAGAATACTAATGATGAGTTTAACCAAATAGCCTCACCACCCTTAGCTTTGATTTTTGGTTGTCCAAAAGGATTGTCAGGTAATTCTACCCAAGGTTGGTTAACGATAACCAAACTGTTTGTGTAAGGTTTATCTGTTCTTCTTGAACCTGAAATACGTTGGTTGATACCCATACCTATTTTATCCGCAAGAACCGACGCATTGTGTTGTTTACCACCTTTACCGTCATAGGTCATCTTACAAGGAACTGAACCAACTGAATCCCAAAGGAATAATAAATCATAAGGAATATCACCTTTCTCTTGTGCGTCCATTAATTCATTGATATAATCTGTAATTTGTTCAATGTATTCGAAATCACTATTGAAAAGATATTCACCGTCTTTATCAAAACCCATTAACTCCGCGTGGTCCCAACTCCATTTTTGTTCAGTAATAATGAACACAGGAAGGATTCCTTTCTTTTGTGCGTCTACCGCCGTTTTTACTAAAGCCGTCGTTTTACCTGTATCACTATGTCCTAATAACATATTAATGTGACCCATTGCAGGACCCGGAATACCAGTGGCTTCCAAGAAGGCGTCTCCTAAATCGAAGAAACGGTCAGCTTTGTATTCAGCCTCTTTCGAGAATTTCTTCTTGATTGCTGAAAAATCTGTTTTTTTAATACCTGCCATTGTTTTGTTTTTTAAAAGATGTTCCCGACAATAGTGTCGGGAACATATTATGAATTAATTAGAACGGTAATTCAGAATCCACATCATCATCTTCCTGTGGGTCTACCGTAGGTGTTGACGCCTTTGGTGCTGAGATTACTTCTTCTGCGGTTGAGTTAGAAACCCATTTGCTACTGTTTGAATCCCAACGTGGAACTTCACCTTTAGCAACCATTTCTAAATAATCTTCACCCTTTTTAGAGTAAACATCTGACCAAGTTAATTCATCTTCTAACCATGTTTTTGCAACATTAGAATCTGTGTGTAAAGGACTTGGGTCATCATTTAATACAGAATTGATAACTGTATATTCTTTACCTGTTCCCGCTTTAGTTAAGGCCAAAGAAAGGATTAAGTCACGACCATTTTCTGGACTAGTTACATCTCCTTTGTTACGGAAAATTGGGAAAATTTTGTCAATAACACCGTCACCTTTATGGTTGTGTTTGAATCTCCAAAATTTAACACCGTCTTGTTCGTGGTCACGGTCAATTACCTTTACAATGTAGAATTTACGAGAACGGTATGAACGAGCCAATTCCTTATCGGTATCGACACCAGTCATCATTAATCCTTCGTAAACTTCATGTAATGGAGAACGTTTACCTTCTTGTTTAGGGTCATATAATTTAACCCACTTACCATCCACTTGAACTTCGTGGAAGTATACCTCAACAAATGGTGAACTACCATCTTTTGTAGGTAAAATACGAATACGTCTTTCTTCACCCTTAGAACCTTTTGGTAATACGGTTGTGAAATAACGTTTTAATCTGTCCTCTGAGGACATCTTGTTGTTGTTGCCGCTTGCGGCGTTCTTGTTTTTCTCGTACTGAGCCAGTACTGCGTCGAATGTTGACATAATAATTGATTTAAGTTATAAAACTGTTATAAATAAAATATACATAAAAAAACCCAGACTTAGAAATCTGGGTTAAAGTTTTTTAAAAAGTTTTTTTTATTGACTATTCTAACGTTAAAAGGTAATTTAATTTATTCACTTCTCCTAACATTTCATCACGAATATTTAATAAATCAGTATCTGAAGGGTCTAATTGTTCTGACATTTGGACTAAAGCTTCTCTAACAGTATTCACCAATCCTTTAATATCTAATTCAGAAATATTGTTTAATTGTATTGTTTTTGACTCATTATCCAATATAAATCTACCATATTTCCCCATTGCCGATTCAACAAAGGTATCAATTAAATCACCTAACGTATCGTAAAATTTACCAAACGCCTTGTGTCTGGCATAACCTTTAGTTTGCCAATGATTTATTTTCATTTGTATTTGTAAACCTAATAAAAAGTTTACATTAGAACCTAAATTCATCTTCTTGTTGGTTTGGGTTAAATGATGTTTTTATTGTGTCGTTAGGGTAGTTGTTAACTTCATCTTTAGTTAACACATATTCATTCTTACCACTTGCCGCCATTTCACCTTGTTTGTGAGCAAAAAACTCTTGTGGTTTTTCATTAAATGGATATGAATCTAAAGATCTCATTTCAAGTTTCTCAACACCGGTTTTTGGTTTTGACGCCTCAACCTTAGCACCTAACTCATCAATTTTAGCCATAACGGCATCCATTTGAGCAAGTTTTTGTTCTAAGTCACCCAACTTAGTAAACACGTCATCCATTTTACCAATAACTGACGCGTTATCTGTTTTATTATTTTCTAAATCGTTTTTGATATTTTTAGTCATATTAACTAAATCCGTAATATCAATTTCTTCTGTGTCCATTCCATCAGCCGGTGGTAAATCTCCCGCTGGTGCGTCTAATGCAGGTTCTGCCGGTGGTAAATCTCCCGCCGGTGCATCCAACGCAGGGTCGGCCGGTGGTAAATCATCCGCAGGAGCATCAAGTGCAGGTGCTTCTTGTTCCATAATCATTTTAGTACCATATTTGTTAATGGCTCTGTAACGATTTAATTCTTCTTGTAATTTTTTCTCTAACATAGCTTTAGTCTTGTAATAGTTGTCTACCATCATTTGTGATATACTTTTTATTTATTCTTTCAACGATTCCGTCTTTTTCTCTAATTGTATAACATTCTCCAGTTACCAAATCACATTCCTCTCTTTCCATGCCGTCGTTAGATGTTCTTTTAGTCTGTTTAGGACTTAAAAATTGATCCATTGTGTTTTTTAATTTATTATTATCCATAATATTAAGTTATAAGTATAAATATCATTAATTTAGTTATTATCTTTCCCCAACCCAAAAATAAACCACATCCCCATTGTATAGGCCCAATGTGTCCATTAACTTGGATGACATCGCTATACCATATCCTTCCAAATTTGGTCCTTCATTAATTGGTCCATTTACTCTTATATTACCAATAGTACTATCCAATTGGTAATCAGGAATTAAGGTGTATGGTTTTTTGGTTTGTGGATTAAAAAATTCCGTTCGAGCATCAATTATTTTATCGGCCGGTATGTTCGGTGATACTTGAAATTTAGTTGAGTAGAATTTCATGTCACTATTCTTAATTGCGGACCATTTAACCGATTTAGGATTAAGTGTATATTTTTTAGAATTTATTTTATTTAATAAACTCATTGTGGTATCGTCAGATATTTCATATATTTTATCCATACCCATTTTAACGACTACCGCTCTGAACCACTCCTTACCATCGTATGTTACTTTTTGTACATAAAGTTCATTGTTGTATCCATTATAAGGTACACCATATTTGGTAACACCCGCACTTGATACAATTTTTTCACCTTGTATGACTTTGGAACCCGGGTCGTACCTAAAGTTACCTTCAGGTGTTGAAATGGTTTGAGTTGTTTTGGTTTGTTTATCGATTGCTTTAGTTTTCGCAACCGCGGTATTCATAATCTTATCAAATAATGCCCTATAGTTCGATAAGAACGAATCTTTAGGATTAGGTAAAGATGCGTATGGTATTCTTGTTCCTTTAAATGTTGTGGTTATATTGTTTCCTTTAATGTTGTGTGATACTTCAGTAATCCAATATGAACCTTTAAAAATTGGTATATTTTTAAGATAGAAGAACATGGTTGGTTGTATCATTACGTTACCCATCATTGTAACTTCACAACTATACGACGCCTGTCTATAATAGTCAAATAATGAAATGTCAACATTGTGTACACCCGACCCTGATTCAGACCTTGCTAAGTTTTCTAAAACCACAAATGATTCTGATGTATTTCTTAATGTACTTTGGTCTAACTGTACTCCTTTGAATATCGATTGATTCTGATCACCGAAACTAACCTCAAACGCAACCACTTTATTAGATTTAGATAAATCCTCATCGGTGAATACTTTAGGTAGTGTAATAATCAATGGGTTATTATTAACATTAGAAATATTAAAACTATCGTCGGCAAACTTATACTTCTTGTTTTCAACCGCGGGATGTTTTGATACGGGTCCCGTAACATATTGTATAACAACCTTAGGTGATGATTCTTGATAATCAACATCTAAGAAGGTTCCGAATATATTATCTGCCACTTTTTTAGACGGTGTTATTTTTGTTTTACTTGAAAAATTAGTTCCGTAAAAATTAACATATGCCGGTAATGCTCTCATATCAAATCCTGTTCCGAATAGTAAATCAGAAATGATACCATATAGGTTAGATTTATTATTTTTAGGGTCTGCAATGTCAATAAACTTTGTAAGATTTAAATAATATTGGTCACCAATATCTTTATTGGCCTTATCTAAAAATAAAAACTCTTCTAATAACAGTCTCTGTCCAATAGAATTACCAGCAATCCATTTGTCATTAAATGATTTAAATGTATTATATAATTCAATCTTTAAATCTCTATTGTTATAACCGTAATCTATTTTAGTTTTTTTATTCTTTGACTGTGTCTTAAGTGTTCTAAAATTAGAAGTTAAAATGTTTAAAAATAAAGAGAATCTGTACACTGAACCGGCAGCATTATTTTCACTCGGTCCTTTTTCATATATGTTTGTTTTAAGATATGTTTGGAATGCTGTTAATGTATTTATTCCACCATTTTTTCTATATCCAGCATAAATTAATATTAACGGTCTGAATTGAATGATATTACTTTCACTCACCTCAATATTAAGTGTTGAGAAAAACTGTTGGTAATACCCATCAATATCTTCACCCACGTATAATTCTATGTAGTCTTTTGTATCGCCTGTTGATAATTGCGTATCTCCGTATTCTTTATATGAGAATGTATTTTCTTGAGACATTTTACTAAATCCATCAAATACGTGTGGGTCAATTTCTTTTGGGTTACCAATTGTAATTTTTATTAAACTATCATTTGATAAAATGTTTGCCGTTGATAATAATAATTTTTCGGACTGTCTTTCTTTTATAATATCAATCACTTCATCCACGGTTTTTGAACTATCTCCACTTTCTTTTCTAACTGTGAATATTTCTTTTAATATATCTTGAAATTGGTAATATTTTACCTTGTTAAATCTTCTATTAGTAATTTCAACATTTACCTTTTCGGTGGCAAAATCTAAAAACATGGTTTCAAACTCATCCAATATCTTCGGACTAAATGTTGCGATTAAATCCACAATTTTTCTATTTGCGGTA